CATCAACACCGCACACCGCGCCCACACCCGCCACGATGCAACAGGCCGTAAGCCTGCACAGCCTGCGAATGATGTGTGGCCTTTTCGTTTTTTTCCAGACCCGCGCGAGGTGAAGCCATGAGCGACGCATACGCAAAGTTTCTCGCAGCCAAAGCTATCAGCGATCCGATGACGGGCCTTTCGTCTATCCCTGAATTGCCTGCCTGCCTTTTCCCTCACCAACGCGATATAACCACATGGGCCTTGCGCCGTGGCCGTGCTGCACTGTTCGCAGGGACCGGGCTGGGAAAGAGCCTTATGGAATTGTCATGGGCGCAGGCTGTCACGCAAGAAACCGGGAAAGACATTCTGCACCTTGCCCCGTTGGCGGTGTCCGCACAGATGGCCCGCGAGGCTGACAAGTTCGGGATTGTGGCGCGAGTGGTTACAAAACAATCGGACTGCGAACCCGGCACGAACATCACGAATTACCAAAAGCTGGATCACTTCGACCTTAGCCAATTTGGCGGCGTGATCCTAGACGAAAGCAGCATCCTTAAATCGACCGATGGCCATTACCGCACAAAGCTGATCGAGGCTTGTCAGCAGATACCGTTCCGGCTGGCCGCGACTGCTACACCCGCTCCGAACGACTTTATGGAATTGGGCAATCATGCCGAGTTCCTGGGCATCATGAAATACACTGATATGCTGGCGACGTTCTTTACCCATGACGGCGGGGACACTGCCAAATGGCGTTTGAAGGGCCATGCCGAAAACGAGTTCTGGAAGTGGATGGCAAGCTGGGCGGTTATGCTCCGCAAACCCAGCGACCTTGGCTACTCGAATGAAGGCTATGATCTGCCCCCGCTGCAATTCGTGCAGCATATGGTTTCGGTCGATTACGCTCCGAATATCGAAACGGGAATGCTTTTCCCGATGCAAGCGGAAACCCTGCAAGAGCGTATTTCAGCGCGGCGAGCAACGGTTGCGGATCGGTGTGAATTGGCCGCAAGTGTCACCCCTACTGACAAGCCGTTCGTATGGTGGTGCAATCTCAATGCCGAGAGTGAATTGCTGACAAAGCTGATCCCCGGCGCGGTGGAAACCAAGGGCAGCGATTCCGATGACGTGAAAGAACGTAAATTGCGTGACTTTTCAGAAGGCCGGACGCGCGTTCTTGTGACGAAGGCTGGCGTTGCTGGTTTTGGCATGAATTGGCAGCACTGCGCCGATACTGGCTTTGTCGGATTGAACGATAGTTTCGAGCAGTTTTACCAAGCCGTCCGGCGTTTCTGGCGCTTTGGTCAAACCAAACCCGTTAACTGCCATATCATCGCCAGCGAATTGGAAGGGGCCACCGTTTCCAATATCCGGCGCAAGGAAGCCGATGCTGACCGCATGGCCGCTGCGATGGTGATGCACATGGCGAACCTGTCTAGCGAAGCCGTAAGGGGGCAAGTGCGAGACGTTCCCGATTACAATCCAACCCAACCTATCCAACTTCCCTCTTTTCTGGAGCAAGCCGCATGACTATCAAGTGTGTCGATCAAGTCGTTACCGATGACTATGCCATTTATCAGGGCGATAGCTGCGATGTTATCCGCGAGATCCCCGGCGATAGCATTGGCTTTGGCATTCACTCGCCGCCGTTCGAGGGCCTCTATAAGTTCAGCAATTACGACCGGGACATCTCGAACAATGACGGCCCGCAATTTTGGGAGCATTACGCCTTCCTGATTAGCGAATTGCTGCGGATTACCAAACCGGGCAGGCTTCACGCGGTGCACGTCATGCAGTTGCCAACCAGCAAAACGCGCCATGGCTTTATCGGGATGCGCGACTTCCGGGGCGAAGTGATCCGCGCTTATCAGGACGCGGGATGGATATTCCATAGCGAAATTTGCATTTGGAAAGACCCCGTAGTCGCTCAGCAGCGCACCAAGTCGATCCGGCTGCTGCACAAGCAGATTGTGAAAGACAGCACCGTCAGCGGCCAGGGGCTGGCCGATTACATTGTCACGTTCCGCAAGCCGGGTGAGAACGAATTGGCCGACCGCGTATCGGGCATGTTTGAAGAATACCACGGCAGCGATGAACCGATGAGCATTGCCGACCGAGTGAAAGGTGGCAAGTCCCTTTCGGACGCAGAGAAGTGGTATTCAATCGAGATATGGCAGCGTTACGCTTCGCCTGTTTGGATGGATATTAACCAAACCCGAACCCTGCAATATCGCGGCGGGCGTGACGAAAAGGACGAGGTGCATATCTCGCCATTGCAACTTGACGTGATCGAGCGATGCATCGACCTTTGGAGCAATCCCGGCGATACGGTTTTTACCCCGTTTTTGGGCATTGGCAGCGAGGTTTATTGCGCCGTTGAAATGGGCCGGAAGGGCATCGGCTGCGAGTTGAAGCCGTCCTATTTCGCGCAGGCGGTCAAGAACATTGCCGAACTGGAAAAGCGGCAGGACGGACTGTTTGCCGCATGAAATACCGCGCATATTTGAAACCACATGAAGCCGAACTGATCGAAGCGGTTGACTTTCATTTACGGGCAGCAACGGAAACGGCGCAATACACCCGTAAGCTGATTATGGACCGATGCCGACACCGCGCCAGAAAGGACAAAGCAGCATGATCCCCACACCCCTATCCCCATGGCAGCTACTGCTATACCGATTGACGTTGCCCCTGCGGCTAAAGCGTCATGCCATTATCCGGCAGGCCCGTAGTGCAGCGGCATTGCGTGGCTGGCAGACACAAAAACAGCAGGCGCGTCATGCCCGGTAAGATAGATGACGCGAAGGCTGCGGAACTTTACCAAGCTGGCTACAGCACTTCGGAACTTGCTGGCATGTTCGATGTCATCCGCCCGTCAATCGTTCGCGCGCTGCATCGCCAAGGGGTGCCAATCCGCCGTGTTGTCGGGAGGCGTATATCACTGAGCAGGCCAGTTTCGGAAGGTCAGTTGCGCCGCCATGCAGAGGTTATCAACGGGTTGTGGGTGGCCCCCACCCTCAACCGTGAACCATGCTTCAAGTGTGGCGTTCGCGGTGATGTAGGGTGCAAGTGCAAATGACCGCGCTATCGAAACAAGAATACGACCGTATCCAGAACAAGCAGCGCAACTTGCCCAGCCAGCTTGCCCGCGCCCGTCATCGGGTCTTGCAGCTTGAAAGCGAGTGCATCCGCTATGGCCGTAAGGACCTGCTGACAGATCCCGTTCATGCCGACCGAGCATTTGAATGCGCGTTTCGGGAGGCCAAGGCATTTAACACGGAGCCGAAAGAATGAACGCCCTACACAAGATTGCCAAGTTTGTGAAAGCCCTTGCCGATGAGGTAGAAAAGGGCGAGCTAATTGCCAGCGATGACATACGCCTAGCAGCGCGTCGGCTGGTTGTGCAGGCTGATGATATGGACGCGGGGCTGTGATTACCCTGCCGTTCCCTGACAAGGCCCTATGGCCGAATGGGCGGGCGCACTGGGCAACCAAGTCGCGCGCCTTCGCAAAGCACAAGGCGTGGGCGTTCAACGCGACCAAGGCTGTCCTGCCCCGTTGCTTTAAGCACAACGGCGAACCGATCCAGTTGCGCTACACGATCACCCCAAAAACCGCACACAAGATCGACCGGGACAATTGCGTCGCGGCGATGAAGGCGTATCAAGACGGCATCGCCAAAGCCCTTGGGATTGACGATAGCGCCTTTGCCGTTCCAACCATTGAATTTGCCGCACCGCGTAAGCCTGGCGGCGTTGAGGTGTCACTATGAAACGAGCAGCCCCACCGATATTCCCGTTTCCCGATCACCGGCACGTTGATCTTCGCCACCTTCGCAGCGTTGGCGGTCCGCAGGTCATGTCCGGCTGGTGGCCCCGTAAGGCTAAGGCATGGGACGTTGTGGAATATGACATGGCGGGCCGCAAACTGTGACCCTTGCAAAGAACACTGGTTAATGTATGTTACCGGCCAGATAGCGGTGTCGGGCCGCTAGTCCGCTTACGTGGCAAGCCTTGGAGGACCAACCGGATATGCGCTTTTTAACAACACCTGCCCCGGATTGCAAGCCATGAGCGCGCTTCCGTGGTTCCGGTTGTATCACCGCATGGTTGATGACGAAAAGCTGCGCCTACTCGCTTTTGAGGACCGCTGGCACTTTGTCGCGCTATGCTGCATGAAGGCAAGCGGCCTACTAGACGAACAGGACAGCGCATTGCGCAACCGGAAACTAGCGGTCAAGCTGGGCATTCAAGTGCGGGAATTGGAAGAGGTTGCGAGGCGGCTGCAAGAGGTCAATTTGATCGACGGAAACCTAAATCCGCTTGCATGGGACGAATTGCAATATCGCAGCGACAATAGCACTGACCGCGTGAAAAAATTCAGGCAAAAACAAGCCGTTGTTAAGGTGAAACGGAAAAGAAACGTTTCAGTAACGGTCCAAGATACAGATACAGATACAGATACAGAAAGATTAGAAGCTAAAGCTTCTTGTCCATCTAGCGATGAACACACCCTCAAGCCCGAACACATTTTTTCAAGGTGGAACGAAACCGCAGCGGCAATCGGCAAGCCTAAGGTCCGCGACCTCACGCCAGAGCGGCGGCAACTACTGAAAGCCCGAATTGCACAATATGCGCTGGACGACTTCCTGACCGTGTTTGGCAAGATTGAGGCTTCGGCTTTCCTGCGCGGTGATACCGGCTGGCGGGGCTGCGCGTTCGATTGGGTTTTCAAGAAGGCTAATTTCCAAAAGATACTTGAAGGGAACTACGATGAATAATCCGCTAGGCCGTGGTGAGCAGCCGCGCGCAAAAACGAACCTGCGCTATGGGGATCGAATGAGCATCACCGGAACGTCAAAGGATATGGCGCACAGCAAGACCATCGAGATTGTCCGAACCGATCGGCCATACATCGACGACTTTGTGGACGCGTCGAATGGTCCGCTAAAGGACATCGGGATGGAATGGGTTGTCGGCGCAGGCGGCGGGATGCACCTGCAATTCAAGCAATCACCCAAGGCGCTGACCGAGGAACTAAAGGTTCTTGCCGAACAGGACCGCCAAAGGTGGCTACACCGGCATAGGTTTCCAGAACGCTATGTCTGAACGCCTCCTAGACGAGTGCCCCCGTTGCGGCGCACGGCGCGGCTGTGATAAGCACGGCCTGACTTCCACAGGCATAGACCTACGGGCGCGAACAAATGACCGAGACAATCCCTCCAGGCTTCCGCCCAGTCAGCGACCAGCGCAGTCCCCCTAAAGGCGATACCAAATACGAGGTAGCATTCCGCAGGCTAAATGATACACCGTTCATCGACAGCACTGGTTACACCGCAGGCCAGCTAGTTTGGGTGCATACGGGGGGAAGCTGGGACGTGGTTGCGGTTAAGGAGATGAAGTGATGGCGGATCAGGCGTTTTCGGAAAAGGCCAAACACGCGCTTTGCAAGGCGCATCGCGGCCTGACTGATGCGCACGGTGGCCCGCTATACATCATCAGGCGGATTGTTTGGAGTTGGAATGGCCCCTCCAAGCGCAACCGCGATATGGTCGAATTGTATGACGCTGGCCTAATCAAAGAGTGGTTCACCCCTTGGTCGCCGCTGCATTACTTGACAGAAAAGGGCGAGGAATTGCGAAAGGCTTGGAGAAAGGAATTGGGCTATGACTGACAATCCCTGCCCCCGCTGCACCAATGCGGACGAGGTTTCCGAACTCAAAGCCGAGATAGCCCGCCTTCAAGACCTAGTTGCCAAATTCCAGCGCGGGGGTGTATCAACGCTGTTCGCAGAGGGGAGCGTTGATGCAGTGCAAGAACTGTAAGTGGTATGGCAACACAATGCTTTATGCGCAGTTTGGTTCTCCCGCCACCCCCGCAGGCCGATGCCACATAAACCCGCCAACCGATAAAGGCTTTCCAATTGTGAGCGAAAAGGGGTTTTGCGGCAAATTCGAGGGGAAGGTTGATAGCTAAGCGCAAACCACCTAAACCCAAGCCGATTGTCATTGCCGAGCCAACCCCTGAGCAACAGGCGCAAGGCGCGTTTCACCGTGTCGGCATGGCTTACCGCCGTATCCCCGTTATCGCCACAATGGCCAGCACGGGCAAACTGACCCCGCGCCAGTTCAACGGCCTCGCCCGTTACCGCGATGTAGCGCTGGCTGAAGAGCGCAGCCTGATAGAGGACAGCGTTGGCAAGATGATGCGCGGCGCGCTGGGTGGGGGTGATGTAGGCTTGGCCCATGGTATGATCCGCACAGCAATCGAGATGCAGCGCCTAGAGGCCGCGCTGGGCAATCTACGGGACATTGCAAGGGCGGTTGCGGTTGATGACGTATCAGTCACACAATGGGCGGCAACCAAAGGCGGGACAACCGTTGACGGCAAGCCTAAGCGCAAGTGGTTGGAAACCGGCATGATGGAAATACAGGATGCGGGCAACAGGCTGGCCGAAGTCATAGGGGCTTGACTATTATCCCCCGTCATGCAACCTAGATGTCAACATGGCGAATTGACGCCAACGCATACGGCTTGGCAACAGGCCATCCCCGCCCACCATGAAGCAAAAGCGCGGCCCGCTGTTAGAGGGGTCAAGCATGGCGAGAGTGGGGTAAACTCCGAAAGGTCCGTTTATGGCAGTCCACTGGGGCGGCAAAGGGCCTGGGCATATGTCGCGCTCAATCGGCGTTGATCCTACTGTGCAACGCCTTCGCCACGCCCTTCGCCGCTTTATGTTTCGATCATCGCCCTTGGCGCAACTGGCGATTGTTACTTCACCCCCGGCAGCGGACTTTAACACCGCGCCAGAACCACCAACCCGCAAGGGAGTGGGGAAAGCGATAAGACATGGCAAAAAAGGGCATGGGCCACATTGTGGCGCGCATTAAGCAACTAAGAGCCGAAGGGCTTACCAAACATGATGCTGGGCTTTTGGCATACCGCGAGGCAGGACATGGCAAGAGCAAGGCGCGTAGTGGCGGCAGCGGCAAGCAAGGTGGCCGAGGCGTAGGGTCCGCAGGGATAGCGTCATGACCGTTAAACAAACGCCCAAAAACGTAATTGGCAAAGGCAAGGCAGGTCCGGGTCGGCCTAAAGGGGTTCCGAACAAACAGACTGCGCTTCTCAAGGATGCAATCTTGATGGCCGCGACTGAAGCGGGCGGACCTGAGGGCATAGTGGGCTATCTGAAGCAGCAGGCATCTGACAACCCGCAATCGTTCTTGCCGCTGCTTGGTAAGGTGCTGCCGTTGCAGTTAGTTGGTTCAGGCAATGACGGCGAACACATCATTGCTCAGCGCATCGAGCTGGTAGGTGTGAGGCCAAGTGACAACGGTTAGCCTACAGATACCGGACAAGCTCGTTCCGGTGTTTGAAGGCGAGGCAGACACAAGGGGTTCATGGGGCGGACGCGGTTCAGCCAAGTCCCGCACGTTCGCCAAGATGACTGCGGTCAAAGCGCATATGTGGGACGCGGCCAAGCGTGAGGGCATTATCCTTTGCGGGCGGCAGTTTCAGAACAGCCTTGCTGATAGCTCGATGGAGGAAGTGAAGGCTGCAATCCGCAGTGAGCCTTGGCTGGCCTCGCAGTTTGACATTGGTGAAACCTACATCCGCACCAAGTCGGGCCGCATCAAATATGTGTTTACCGGCCTGGACCGCAACATTGACAGCGTAAAGTCCACTAGTCGCATTCTGCTGGCATGGATTGAGGAAGCCGAGAACGTCATTGAAGAGGCTTGGGTTAAACTGATCCCAAC